GTTCACCCTTAGCAACGCTGGTGCTAACGCCCAGCAAATGTTGGTCAGCGTCAACGGTGTAATTCAAAAGCCAAACAGCGGCACCAGTCAGCCGGCTGAAGGCTTTGCAATTGAGAACAACGACATCATCTTTGCTGCTGCACCTGCTTCTGGCGCTAGCCACTTCATCATCACCCAGGGCTCGACGGTCAATATCGGCCAGCCCAGCAACAACACGGTCGACACGTCAGAGCTGGTTGATGGTGCTGTCACTAACGCCAAAGTCAGCAGCAGTGCAGCTATTGCTGGCACCAAGATCAGCCCGAACTTTGGCAGTCAAAACGTTGTAACGACTGGATCGGCTGGCATTGGAACGACGTCGCCTGGAAGCTTTAACAGTGATGGCAGAAACCTAGTCGTCGGTACGGGCTCAGGCGGCCAAGGGATGTCAATTTATAGCGGCAACTCCAGCTACGGAACCATTTATTTTGCAGACGGCACTTCTGGGGATGCCCTTTACCAAGGCGGGGTTCTTTACAACCACGCTAGTAATTTCATGCGGCTCGATACCGCTGGTGCAGAGCGGATGCGAATCGACAGCTCTGGGCGCGTTGCTATCGGCCACCAAAGTCCTTCTGATCCTCTTCACGTTAAAGGTGCTTCTGGCATTCAGTTTTCTATAGATACACCATCTGGCGGGCAATATACCCAGATGAGTTTTAGAAACGATGGCACTCAAAAAGCTGCTTTGTGGTGGAACAATAGCTCTACATCGCTTGAAAGTTATGTTGCTTCAGGCCTTTTTAAGTGGAACATTGGCAGCGAAAAGATGCGTCTTGACAGCGCGGGGCGGTTGATGATCGGGACGACAACTGTAGGAAATAGTGCTGCTGATGATTTAACTATTGCAAATTCTGGCTTCGCTGGAATGACTATCAGGAGCAGTAGTTCAACTGCTGGAACAATATATTTTGCGGACGGGACAAGTGGAACCGAAAATTATCAAGGGATTGTTCAATATGTGCACAGTACAGACGAGCTTCAATTTTACACAAATTATGCTGGAGATAGCAATCCCAGGATGCGTATCAACAGCGCTGGGCATGTAGCTATCGGCACATCAACAGTTAACCGCACTTTCCAAGTTGGAAAAAATGGTGCAGAAACTTTTGAGCTTGAGCCAGGCGAATCAGCTAACAACAACCTAAGTCTGCATTTTAATCGCAACACAAATCAGTACATAACCAACGAAGTTCGTGCATGGGACCACACGTTCCTGCACCAAACATCTGAAAAAGTACGAATTGGCAGCAATGGCCTTAGCTTTAACGGCGACACGGCTGCTGCAAACGCTCTCGACGATTATGAAGAGGGCACATTTACGCCAACGGTCGTGCCAAGTTCAGGATCATTTACTACGGCAGTTTATGGCATAAGAGACGGGCATTATACAAAAATTGGAAGAATGGTTTATTTCCAAATTCTCGTCAATTTTTCAAGCTTTAATCGTGGATCAGCCAGTGGCAGTGTAACTATTACAGGGCTACCTTTTAACCGAGCGAACAATACTACAGGTATAGCAAATGTTGGACAATGCAATAACTGGATTAACCCGCCTACTGGTGGCATCGTGGGCGTTAATAGCATTACACTTTCAGAAGGTACTAGTACAGGATTCAATAATGATTTTAATGAGGTTTCTGATATGGGAACAACTACAGAAAATAGAGTCCACATGAATGGGTGGTATATGGCAGCTACATAAGCCCGCAATGGCTCAAAACTACGCCTAAACCTGTTTCGTCTGGAGGACGTCCCTAATGGCTATTACAAAACGACTCGAATACAAAGAAGAAATCCTGCCTAATCAGGTCATTCAAATTCGTACTACCACTGTGGTCGAAGAGGATGGTGTTGAGCTGGCACGCAACCACCACCGCCACGTTGTTGTGCCTGGTGACGACGTAAGCGGCGAGGTCCAGGAGGTGCAAGACATTGCAGCAGCTTTGTGGACGGCCGAGGTAATCTCTGCCTATCAGGCCAGCGTTGCTTCCTCTACCCCTGGTGAATGACCATGACACTCACTCAAGTCACCACTGGCGGCGTCGATGAAAACATCAACATCGACAGCAATACTCTGAAGGTTGACAGTACAAATAACCGCGTTGGAATCGGAACGGCGTCGCCTGCTGCAAACCTTCACGTTGTAGGAAGTTCTGGTTCAGGAGCTATCCAAATTGGCAATGGCGCTTCGGATGCTCAGTATCACTATATCAATTTTGGTGGAAATTCCAATAGTCACAATGCTTGGCAAATAGGTCGGTCGCCTAGTGGGGGAGTTGGACCTGCAAACGGATTTTATATTTATGATCTTAAAAACAGTCAAACTCGATTAGCTATTGACAGCTCTGGCAATGTTGGTGTTGGGGCAACACCAAATTCCTTTTCTAATTACACCACAGTCACTATTGGTGGAGCGTCTACTGGTTCGGGCATTGATCTCGAAAGAAGCGATGGAAACATTTATGGCAGGGTTTTTGCAGATGCGGCTGGGCTTCAGATTCAAGCAGCTCAATCTGGAGATGCCATTCGATTTGAAACTTCTGGCGACACCGAGCGGATGCGCATCGACAGCTCGGGTCAGTTGTTAATTGGAAAGACAAGTGGCTCGTATCCACTTGAAGTGGGCGGCGTATCTAATCCAAATATCAGGTGCGATGGTGGTTCTTCTAGCGGTCAACGTGGACTAATCTTTGCCTATAATGGAACTAATTTTGGTTCAGTTGGGCAAAACCCACAAAGCGGTGAACTTACAATTAGATCCGGTGAATCTGGCCAGACTGGTTATTACATTACTTTAGAAACTGGCGCAACCGAGAGGATGCGTGTTGACCAGAATGGTGTTGTAGGTATCAACAAATCTACTGGACACACGACCGGTGGCTTTGCTTCTCCTCAGCTTTCTATTAAACAGTCTGCAACCGATTGGACGGGCGGCATACATTTAGAAAGCCAAGGCAGCTCAAAACTTGGCTGCATTGCTAACACCGAAGATGGACTGCAGATTAGTCAGTCATATAGAACCTCTAACGATGGAGGCGCATACAAGCCAATTATTTTCCGTACCAGCGGCAATGAGCGAGTGCGTATCGACAACTCGGGCAAAGTTGCCATCGGCACGTCGGTTACTACTGCTGATTTGAACGTTTACGGCCCTGCTTCAGGCGTGCTAATTCAAAACAGCAACACCGGCACTGGTGCTAATAACGGATTGTTGTTCGGCAGCTGGGGTGGGTCTACGGGTTATGTATGGAATTACGAAAACGACAATATCCATTTTGGCACTAACAACGTCGAAAGGATGCGACTTACGAGTGATGGAAGATTGAATGTTGGCCACCAAGCTGGTGCTACAAATACAAAAGCATATTTTAATTCAAGCGGTATTCAACAAACTATGTATGTCCAGGCCACAGGGTCTGGTTCAACATATGGAATATATTCGTATGTTTATGGAGGCAACAGCACGCAATATGCTCTTTATGGGCAAGTAAATACACAATCAACACAAAGTTCTGGCGGCATATTGGGGTATTCCATTAACAGCAATACTTACGGAATTATAGGTTACTGGAGCGGCTCTTCTTATTATACTCTTTACGGTAATGGCGTAGTTGCTGGGTCGTCTTTTACAAGTGTTTCTGATTCGCGCTTAAAAGATGTTGATTCAAATTTGACAGGCTGCTTGAGCAAGCTTGCAAACATACAGCCTGTTAAATACACCTGGAAAGAAAACAGCCAGCAACGCCGGTCTGTTGGAGAAGGTGTAGAAATCGGCATGTTGGCCCAAGAGGTGCAAGCTCAATTCCCGGAGCTTGTTGCAAGCGTCAACAACGGGCAAATCAATGGTTCCAACCCCGAAACACTAAACGAGCAGCTAGGTACAACGTTGCACATTGACTACAGCAGAATGACTGCTGTCTTGGTTCAAGCTCTAAAAGAAGCTAAGGAACGGATTGAAACCCTTGAAACAAAAGTTGCAGCTTTAGAAGCTGCAGGTTGAATTACTCTGACCCCATTGCTTTCTTCTTATGTCCACCATCACCTGGAAAGTGAACACGCTTTCTCGCACACTCAGCACCGGCCGCGTCGACTCTGTGCATTACTCCGTTGATGCACGGTCTGACGACGAGGTGTATTCCGCTGGCGCCTACGGCGAGCTTGCTCTTGAAGGCGACGTAACTACTGCGTATGCCGACCTTGACGAGGCAACGGTGGTGGGCTGGGTCAAAGCCGCCCTGGGCGACGACAAAGTCGCGGAAGTCAACGCTGCCTTGGAAGCGCAGCTGACAGAGCAGGCCACTCCAACCACTGGCACGGGTGTGCCCTGGTAAGTAGTTCTACTAACGTCTGCGTGTTTTCTTCTGATAAACATGAAGCGCTTTCTGATTGCTGCTTCTGTCGTCGCTGGGGCGCTTGCATTGGGCGCCCCGTCTGCGAACGCAGAGGGCAAGATGTATGCGAACCCCGAGTTCGTGACCGGCTTCTCCGGCAGCAGCTCCAGCGGCAGCAGCCTTGACCTGCACGTTGGCTACAAGGACGGCCCCTTCTTTATCCAAGCCGGCCCTGCCATGAGCAACGACACCACCAGCACTGACTGGGGCTGGTCAGGCAAGGCTGGCGTCAGCGGCCAGGTCGACGACCAGACCAACCTGTACGCCGAGGTGGGCTTTAGCAAGTTTGACGGTTCTGACACCGGCAGCTACGTCAAGACTGGCGCAGTCATTGACTTCTGATAGGTGGACCCACTGCAGCTGCCATCCATACAGCTGCCTGGGTCTATCGAGCTTCCGAGGCCATCAATTGAGGAGCCGGTCTTTCCGGCTCCCTCTCACCCGCTGCTAATTCCGCCCAGCGTCCCGCCAAAGAAGCCACCTAAACCGCCAAAGCCACCGCAAGGTGTCGATCAAAGCGCACGCGATGCTGCCAAGAAGCTGCAGAAGCAGATCGAGCAGCTAAACGAAAACATCCAGGCGCAGCAAGAAACGATCGACCTGCTGGTCAATCCGCCTGTGATTGAGAAGGTTGAGGTTCAACAGCCGACGGTGACTGTGCCGGGGACGTCTCTGGAGTTTGCGTTGCCGACTCCTGAGGTGGTGACTGTGGCTGCAACGACGGCGGGAGCGGCGGCAGTGGCTTCTGTGGGCGCGACTCTTGCTGCGCAGAATCTCGTGAAGGTACTGAAGCCTGCGTTTCAGACGGCGCTGAAGAAGCTGGCAAAACTACGGGGGAAAGACCCTGAGACCTTCGGTAGACGTCGATTGAGACTACGTCGGAACAAAGAGTAGAACCGAGCGTTGAGTCGGGATGCAGCATGAAGCCGGTCTTATACAGCTCAGCACATTTCAGGGCCCGGACAAGGTGGTAATCGAGTTTTTCCTTTTCTATTTGCTGCTGCTGTGCTGCCAGCTTTCGCCGCACCATGGCCTTGCACATTTCGGTGATTGACCCATCCAGCGGAATGTTGATGCTGAGTTGCGCGCCAAAGTTTTGCGCACGGGTGTAGTCCTCTGACGGGATCGGGTCAGCGTGCGCCTCTAAATGGAAAGGCGTCATAACCAGAGTGGGCCCATTGCAGCTGACGTTGCCGCCAAAATGCTGCCGGCTGGGCGCACCGTTGTTGTTGAACTGAACTGATTGGTTGGTGTTGTTGCTTGTGGCCTGGGCCCTGGGCGCTGAGTTGTTAGTCGTTTCAGCTGCGGCAGGAGCCGCCAGCA